GTCAATACTGCATTGGCTGGCAATAATTATAAATGGGAGGATGGTAAATTATTCGACCAAGATAAAAAAGAAGCAAAGAGAAAAAGTAAAATTGCTTGGGTTAGAGATGAGCAATTATATTTGCTTCTTCTAAGAATGGTTAAACAAATAAATCGAGACGCGCATTGGAATTTTAAAATTGGTGGAATAGAACCTGTTCAATATGGTGTTTATGATGTTGGAGGAACTTATTCATGGCACGTAGACCAACATCCAAGACCAGTTCAGGGCAACGTAAGAAAAATTAGTATGTCACTCTTCCTCAATGATGACTACGAAGGAGGCGAGTTTGATTTGGAACTATATAGTCCAGCAGAAGAAAAAAGGTATAGAACTTTTAAGTTGCCTTCTGGGTCTGCTATTTTCTTTCAAGCTGATCAATGGCATAGGGTTCGCCCTGTCACATCTGGAGTAAGAAAATCACTTGTAGCATGGTTCTATGGTCCCCCATATGTCTGATTTGATTATCCGCAAAAAGAATGAAGTTTATCTAAAGGTTGAGGCAGAACCTCACATTAACTACGAACTCGCAGACTTCTTTTGTTTTGAAGTTGAGTCTGCAAAGTATATGCAGAAGCAACGACGTTGGAAAGGTTGGGATGGAAAAATCCGCCTTTACTCCCCAGCGACGGGAGAGATTTATTGCGGTCTCTTAGACTATCTCCTGGACTGGGCGGATGAAAAGAAGTACACTTACAGAATGGAAACATGTAAGTTCTTCGGACATCCATTAGACCAGAATGATTTTATTACTCCTCAGGGTGTTGCATCTTTCGTAAAGTCTCTTCATCTACCTTATCCCGTTCGGGATTATCAGTATAAAGCAATATACGAGGCACTAAAATATAACAGACGACTCTTATTGTCACCAACAGCTTCTGGAAAGAGTCTGATGATTTATGCATTAGTCCGCTTCCATGTAAACGCTGACAGGAATGTCCTCATTGTAGTTCCTACCACCAGTTTGGTGGAGCAGATGTACAAGGACTTTGAGGAATATGGATGGGTGTGTTCCGAAAACTGCCACAAAATATATGCGGGGCAGGAAAAATACACGAAACATCAGGTGGTAATTACCACTTGGCAGTCTATCTACAAGGAACCGCGTAAGTGGTTTGACAGGTTCGATGTCGTGATTGGTGACGAGGCACACCTTTTCAAAGCTAAATCTCTGACTTCTCTGATGGGTAAGTTGCATGAGTGTAAGTACAGGATTGGATTTACAGGTACGCTTGATGGTGCAAATGTTAATCAGTTAGTTCTAGAAGGTGTATTTGGTAGATGCTCACAAGTTACCAAAACTGCTCAACTAATGCAAGCAGGTTATGTCGCCAAACTTAAAGTGAAGATTGTTCTTATCAAGCATGAAGAAAAACTCTTTGAGGGGTATCAGGATGAAATCGGATACCTTGTGGAACATGAGGGTCGGAATAAATTTATCCGCAATCTTGCCTGCGATTTAAAAGGAAATACCCTGGTACTATTTAACTACGTAGAGCGTCACGGAGTCCCTCTTTATGAGATGATAAATAGTCATACAAACAGACCAGTACATTTTGTACATGGTGGAGTAGATGTTGATGACCGTGAAGATATCAGGTTACTAACAGAACAATCTGATAATGCCATTATTGTTGCCTCATACGGCACTTTCTCAACAGGAATCAACATTAAAAGATTACACAACGTTATTTTTGCTTCTCCTTCTAAGTCCAGAGTGAGGAACCTTCAATCTATAGGTCGCGTTCTAAGGAAAGGTGAAAATAAATCACAAGCAACATTATATGATATTGCAGATGATATCTCTACTGATAGAGGTAACAACTACACTTTAAATCATTTAATGGAGAGAGTAAAAGTATATAACGAAGAAAAATTTAATTATGAAATTATAGACGTAAAGGTAAAATCTTATGATTAATTACGCAAGACATGATGAAGAGTTTCATGGAGTATTTAAACTCAGTAATGGAGAGGAAGTGCTTGGTAAAGCAGTCCTCACAGAAGATGAAGGTGAAACTCTTATCTTTATTCAAGATCCAGTTTGTACTCAAATGATTACCAAAGAAATTGATGAGAGTAGAATGGTTAGGGGATTGGGATTTACTCGTTGGATGACTTTATCCGATGAAGAATTTTTTATTCTACGCGAAAAAGATGTCATCACAGTTGCGTCGATGAGTAAACAAACAATCCTTTTATACGAAACTTTTTTGCTAGGAGATGAAGAACTCGATAAGAAAAAAGAAGAAACAAAAAAAGATATTAAAGAAACCAATGGATACGTTGGTAAGATTGGTGAAGCAAGAAAGTTATTTGAAAGAATCTTTAAAGAGCTCTAGTTCTCTTGAACCCTTACAGTGTTATTTTACTAGTATTTGACAACTTTGTCAAGTGTGTTATAATGTACACAAAACAAATAGGCATATGAAAACAACTCCTAAAAAACAAAAACAACATTATGTTGATAATCAAGAATTCCTTGCTGCCATTACAAAGTATCAGCGTAAAGTTAGGAGTGCTGCAGAAAAAGAGTGTCCATATGTCGTAGACTTGAATGAAAAACAATATAGAGAATTTCTAAAATCTTGGAAGAGTGAAAATAAACCTAGAGTTGGGAACTATCTTGGTAGTTGTTTTTTAAAAATTGCAACACACTTATCATATCGTCCTAATTTTATTAATTACATGTATAAAGATGACATGGTTTGTGATGGCATTGAAAATTGTATTCAGTATATTGATAACTTTAATCCAGAAAAGTCTAATAATCCATTCGCATATTTTACACAGATTGTATACTATGCTTTTCTCAGGCGTATCGCTAAGGAAAAGAGACAGATGGATATCAAAGATAAAATCCTTGAGAAGTCTGGATACGATCATGTTTTCTCTGTTGACGGCGATGTAGATTCAGGATATAATCAAATCAAATCTCGTGTAGAAATGAACACCAAACGATGAAGATTCTTTTGATTACTGACCAGCACTTCGGTGTTCGGAATGACAATCAGCATTTTATCAATCACTATAAGAAGTTTTACAACGAGATAGTTGTACCTTTCATCAAGGCATCTAACATTAAAAACGTGATTGCTCTTGGTGATACCTTTGACAAACGAAGGTCTATCAACTTTATGTCTCTAAATGAGGCAAAAGAAATGTGGTTTAATCCTCTTGAGGAAATGGGTGTGCGTATGCACATGTTGACGGGTAATCATGATATTTACTACAAGAATACCCTGAGAATCAATGCTCCCCGAGAACTACTTGGAGAATACGGCAACATCATCATCCATGACAGTCCTAGTACTGTTAGGTTTGACGATTGTGATATACTTCTTCTTCCTTGGATTTGTGATGGAAATAGAGATGAATCATTACGAGAAATCCAGACTAGTTCTGCACGGGTCTGCATGGGTCATCTTGAGCTTAACGGTTTTGAGGCTCATCCTGGTCATGTGATGGAAAATGGAATGGATAAGAATATCTTTTCTAAATTTGATAGAGTCTTTAGTGGACATTATCATATGAAGTCCAAGAAGGATAATGTTACTTATCTCGGCAATCCATATCAACTCTACTGGAATGATTATGGGTGTAAGCGAGGATTTCATGTCTTTGATACCAATACTTTAAAGACAACGTTTTATCGTAATCCATTTGACACGTTTCATAAAATCTATTACAATGATGGTATGAACGTGCCTGATGATATTAAAGGTACGTTTGTAAAACTGATTGTAGAAGATAAAGGAGATTATGCAAACTTTGATTACAATGTAAAACTACTTCAAGACATGGGTTTAGGTGACCTCAAAATCATTGAAGACCTTAGTGTTGAACTTGATGGTAAAGATTCTGTGTTGGAAACCGAAGATACTATGACTCTTTTAGATAACTACATAGATGAAATAGACCTCAAAGTAAATAAGTCAAATATCAAAAATGTGATGAGGTCTTTGTATATGGAAGCATCGGAACTCTAATGTATATCTTATCAGACACAGAAACGGGTGGTGTTTATGCCGTACTAGGTGAAGGCAATGAAAAAACCGTACACATGTTTGAAGAAGAAGATGATGCAGTTCGATACGTTGACCATCTCAGAGCAACAGACTATACAGATGAATTGGAAATTTTAGAAGTTGACCCCGAAGTTGTTGTTTTAAATTGCACTAATTATGGGTACAGATATTCTATAGTTTCAAAAGACGACCTTATTATTCCACCATCCTAATGATTACATTTGAAACTATCCGCTGGAAGAACTTTCTTTCAACTGGTGACCAGTGGACTGAGATTGACTTCTGTGAGTCTCCATCAACTCTTATTGTAGGTTCTAATGGCGCAGGGAAGTCCACTATGTTGGACGCCCTGTGTTTTGCTTTGTTTGGTAAAGCATTTCGTAAGATTAACAAACCACAATTAATAAATAGTATTAACGAGAAAGGTCTGAAAGTAGAGGTGACCTTCTCTATTGGTAAAGATGAATACCGTGTGTTTAGAGGCATTAAACCTAACGTATTTGAACTTTACAAAAACAACAAATTAATAGACCAGGATGCAGCAACCAAAGACACCCAAAAGTATCTTGAACAAACAGTCCTCAAGCTCAACTTTAAATCTTTTACACAAGTTGTCATCTTGGGAAGTTCAACATTTGTACCGTTCATGCAACTCCCAGCGGCTCATCGACGGGAAGTAATTGAAGACCTGCTTGATATTAATATCTTCTCTAACATGAATGGACTGCTGAAGGATAGAATCCGTACAGCACAAACACAAAGTAAAGATTGTCAACATATGTTGCAACTCTCTGAGGAGAAAGTATCATCTCAGGTAAAACTGATTGAGTCTCTTCAAGAAGTTAATGACTCTCGTCAAGAAGAAAAGAGAAAGCGTCATGCAGAAAACTGCGACAAGATGACTGGTCTTGTTGCTCAAAGACTTGAAAAGAAAGCAGAAGTAGAAAAACTTGAAGCGACTGTTGTTAAACCCGAAGAGCAACGTAAGTTTGTTCAGAAGGTGCGACAAGAGCAGGCAGACAAAAAGTCTGAACTGAAGATTATCACAAAGGACCTGAAGTTCTTCAAAGAGCATAATGTATGCCCTACATGTGAGCAGGACATTGATGCCGACTTCAAGAAAGATAAGATCGGAACCATGACTAAAGTTGGCAAGGTTCTTACTAAAGAAATCTCCCAGTTTGCCAATGACATTGAAGAAGCAATGAAAGTCATTACGGAGATGGATAACAACTGTGCAAAACTATACGAACTTCGTAGTGATTACACTGCCCTTGACCGAGAGATTGTTCGTATTGAGTTTGAGAATCTTCAAATCTTGGACGAGATTAGTAAACTAAACGACCGTCCTAATATTCAGGACCAAGAAAGTACACTAAAAGTTCTGCAAGAGCAGCACGAACAGACTCAATCTGATTGTGCATCTGTTAGCCAGAGACTAGATGAGTTCCAAGTTGTTGGTTCTCTCCTCAAAGATTCTGGAATCAAGAGTCAGATTATTAAAAAATACATCCCAATCTTTAATAAACTGATTAACAAGTATCTTCAGTCCATGGACTTCTTTGTCAACTTCACTTTGGACGAAGAGTTCAATGAAGTTATCAAGAGTCGTTTCCGTGATGAGTTCTCTTATGCATCCTTCTCCGAAGGTGAAAAGCAAAAGATTGACCTAGCACTTCTGTTTACTTGGCGTGAAGTTGCTCGTATGAAGAACAGTGTTTCCACTAATCTTCTGATTCTGGATGAAGTGTTTGATAGTTCTCTTGATGCTTCTGCTACTGGAGAACTGTTGGCAATCTTAAGAAGTCTTGGAAATGGAACAAACCTATTTGTCATTTCGCACAAAGGTGATATACTTGTAGATAAGTTCCTCAGGACCCTTAGGTTTGAAAAAGTTAACGACTTTTCCAAGATGTCTGACGAGTCCTAAATATTCTTATCTAGTATCTACATCATGGATTACAAACCTTACAGTCCTGAGTGGCACAGATATCGTTACCTAAAAGAGGCAATCGATAAGTATCTGGACGACTATGTTGACCCAACCTTTATCATGGATGACATTCGTGATATTCTGCATATTCGGTCGGAGACTGCGTATGCTGAGTTTCAACGAATCAACCAACTAGAACACTATCTTTCGGACGAGTAACATGCTTTCTACTCAATACAGACTACGTTTAGAGTTTATTTGTAAGTGTATTGTAAATGGGGAGGATGTGAAACTTGAAGACATGATTTGGGCAGAGAAACTTGCCAAAAGGCATACCACTGCTCGTGAATGGTTGAACAAAGCAAGACGTAAGGCTGCTAATCCTGATATGGTAGAAGGCAGTATGGATGATTTTATGAACCAGTTGGGACTCGGTGACCCCGACCCTTCTAACTATAGAAGTGGATTTGGTAGTGCTGATGAAATCGTAGACTGGTTCAAACAAGATAAACCTGATGATTGGAGACAACGAGATTGAGTTACGAAGTCCAAACCTGGGACGACCAACATAAGTGTGTTAGGTTTCATTCTGTGGTAGATGCTATTGATTATGAAGATGCTGCCCAAGTAGTACGAGGGTTACATCCAGAACAAAACGTTATTTCAGTTATTAAACGAGCCAATGATTGACAATACTTGTGTAATCTATACTAACGGCAGTCAAGAGTGCGAGAGAGTTGCTGCTCTCTTGAAATCTCTTGGTGGTGAATATCATGAGTACAAACTTGACTGCCACTTTTCTCAGAGAGCATTTGAGGCAGAGTTTGGTAAAGATGCTGAGTATCCTCAAGTTGCTATCGGGTCAAAGCACA